CCCAAATTTCACCTTTAGGGTGTGTTTTATAACTAACTTCAAAATCTTTGGTTTTGTAAGCTGTAGGTTCAAAATCACCTACAAACCAACCACCAATCATATCTTTGCCTTTTAAAATATCCATTATTTAAAATTTTCGAGATAATACGTTAACTCTTCAGGAGTGCCCAAGCCCCACATAGCGTCTTTTTCTATCATATAACACGCGATATGTTTGTTATCTTGTATAGCTTCGTTATATACTGGGCAGACATAGAATTCATTGTTAACACGAATATTTTTTTCAATCATTTGTTCAGCATATTTTACAAAATCTGAACCGTGTTTCCAATAATACATTCCAACTGTAGCATTATCTGAAATAGGGTTTTTCTCGGCTACTTCGGTTACTCTGTTATTTGCATCTACTTTAGCAAATGACCATTTTGGGTGAGTTCCTTTAAAACACAAAATACCACCATCTACTTCAGTTTCATTCATTTTATAAAAGAATTCATTTGAATCCCAAATAACGTGTTGATCCGAGTTAGCAAATAAAAGTGGGGCATCTGTATCAATATGTTCTTTAGCCAAAAGTGCTGTACAAGCCGCTCCTTCAGTTACACCCTCAGTTTCTACAATCTTACACCCTGGAGTAAGTAAGTTAAGTAAAGTATCAAGGTTGTATTTTTCTCTATGTTCTTTCTGGACTACATAAATGAAATTAGCTTTAATATTAAGCATTTCAATTACTACCTGAATCATAGGTTTACCTTTAACATCAATTAAAGGTTTTGGGAATGTATAACCTGCTTGAGCAAATCTAGAACCTGCTCCAGCCATAGGAATAATTACATTTAATTTATTATCTCTCCAAGCTGGTGATTTCATAATATATCCTTTTTCTATTTCTACTAATTTATTAAAAATATTAGTATAAGTCACTTCTTTAGGGTTTTTAACTCTAAGGATGTGTGATTTACTTCTTGAAGCCGCAAGTAACCCGTATGGAGAATCTTCTACAATAAGGGTTTGTTCTGGGAGGCAACTCATTACTGAGATTGCCTTCCAGTACATTTCAGGGTGGGGTTTACTGTTTTTAACATCTTCATTAGAGATAATCAAATCCATAAATTCCATTATTCCTAATTTAGAAAGTACAGTTAATACTGTTTTACGAATACTATTAGAACAAACAGCTAATTTGTAACCATCTTCAACCAATGAATTCATTACAGATTGTAATGTTTGATTAGGTTTAAGATTGCGAAGTTCTTCTAAAGTATATTTTTGTTTTAAGTCCCAGACTTGAGAATGTAATTCAACCGGTAAACCTTTTTCTTGAGTTAACATTTCAAGTTTTTGATTGGTTTTTAAACCATCGTATTTACTCAAATGTTCTTTCCAACTAATGGCATATTCACTCCCTAAAGCTTTATTTAGAGCTTCAAAATGGAGATTTTTGGCTTCTACTAAAACTCCATCTAAATCGAATATGATTAGTTTTATTTTTTCCATAAACCACGCTCTACTAATTGAGCTATAATACCATAATTAACAATATCTTGATAAGTATCAGTTAGGGGTTCATTATTGATTCTTCTATTATTAATCAATAAATTTTTCCATCTACTAATTTTATCACTTATACGGTACCAGAGGCCTGTAAGAGCGAAAGCCCTTTCTTCTTCAGTAGCAAGTAAAGTACCAGCGCTAATGTTAGCCATACCATAGTCAAGATGTTTTTTGCTGAATAGCTCCAACTGCTCTTCCACGATAGCCATATAGCCATTGTAAATATGAGGGTACTCTGTTTTAAGAATTTCACTTGCTTTGGGGCCGTAACCTATTTTTTCTTCCATTTATAACGCTGCGATTTTAATCAATTTATCAGATTCTTTATCATCTACTCCCATTTTCCAAAGGATACCTCGTACACCATGTTCTTGTAAAATATCAATATAATGATCAGCTTCACCTAAACTACATTCAAAGTATTCGGCAATATATTCAGCTAATTCTTGATAATTTTTTTTATTTTCGTTTTTAATGTACTTTAAATAAACTTTTTGTTTTGGGATCATTTCGCGGTAGATGGTATAAATTTGTTTCTTATTCTGTGGATTAATTTTTTGCACATAATTTACAATATCAATGTAACCTATATACATAGATAAATATCTATTAATCATGTAAGAATTAAACTTATCCCATGACTCTTCGCTGAAATCATCAGGAGATGTTTTATAAAGGGTTATCTCATTTAACCACTCGAAGATTGTTTTTACCTGCTTCATCTCTTAGTTCTTTTGGAAGTGTCTCTTGTAGAATTTCACCACTAGCAGGATCATAAAATACCGGAATTGGCATGTAAGCGTCTTCAGCTGTGCCGGTTACAAATTTAGAAATTTTACGGATGATGAACCCTTGAGCCCATACTTTACCATTTTTGTGTTCAATCGACTCTGTGTTTTTAAGGTCGATGTTCAGATTCATTTGCTGATCCATAATTATTGTTTTTGTTGTTTATAATCTAAAATAAAGCCTATTAATACTATAATATTCATCCCCATACTCATAATAATTTCATGTATGTCTTCATATATAGTTGTCATTAGGTGGACGTGTCCAACCATCCAGAAAGGTATGGCAAGGTTTTGACTGATCCAAATTACAAGAAACTTAAGGAATGATTTCATCGATATTCTTGTTTTAGGGTACAGACTGGGATATGATATTGTTTTAGTGTTGAATGCCAGTAATGTAGTCCTTCAGGAATATCTGCTTGGACTTCCATATGTTCAAAATCTAAATTAAACTTAGTTAAAGCATCCTGGTGCCATTCTGCCATATAAAACTCATCTTGATTCCAATATGACTCAGATTGAGCTGGGTTATTGAAGAATGAAAATACTCCATCTGGTTTAAGAATATTATGAACATTTAAGTCAAATTCTTCTTGAGATTCGTTCCATGTATCAAAGTAAATACCATCAAATTTGGGCAGGTTATAAATTACTTCTTGCCAAGGTTTAAAAATAACTTTAACATGAGGTTTTTGTAACCAACCACCTTCAATAATTTTCTTTTGAATAGCAGGGTGACCTTCAATAATCCAGTGAGTACGAGGTCTGTGTTCTTCGATATAGGAATCAATAATCCCCATCCCAAAACCTACATTAAGAATATCACCACCTTTACGGCAAATTACCTCTGCAGATTTTTCCATGATTTCTCTTTCCCATTCCATCATGATATATTCTCCATTTTCATCTAAAATTTCATCATTTTCAAATACAGGAGTTCTATCAAAATAACTTGATGAGGGTTGGGATGAGGATTGAATTAAGGGTTGAGAGACAAAATCTTGTCCGGCTTGTCCTTTTAACATCATAACACTTTAGGTTTAGCTAATTCAATTAATTTGGCAATAAGAGCCATAGCGTTTATTTCTTTGTCAATGCGGAAGTTAGCTTGATACGAATATTCATTAACGTATACTGCCACCATTCCTTCGGACCCAGAAGCATAGATAGAAGCGTTATCATAAAGGTAACGATATAATTCTTCAAAATCTTGGACATTTGCATTTGCAATAATTTGCCTAATATTATTAAAATTGGGTTTATTTTGGGTAAGTTCTTTTAGTACTTGAGTCATGTAGTTAGATGATACAAGTATAGATTTATCAATTACCAATTTTTGATCTTGAGTTGATAATTGAATTGTATTAAGACATTTACGAACGTCTGGGTAAAATTGGTTTACAATTGTTTTTAGATCTTCACGTTCAAATGAAGTACCTTCTTTCTCCATAACCCAAGCAATGTGAGCAGCTACTTCAGCTTTAGATGGAGGTATAATCTTTAGGACTTGACAACGTGATTGTAAGGGATCAATAATACGTTCTACGTAGTTACATGTTAAAATAAAACGTGTAGTACGTGAAAATGTTTCAATTACGTTACGAAGTGATGCTTGAGCCTGAATGGTTAAGAAATCAGCCTCATCTAAAATAACTACTTTGAGAGGTTTGAACGAAGCTGTTGAAGCAAAGCCTGACACCTTCTCCCTAATCGTTTCAATTCCCCTTTCGTCTGAGGCATTGATGTAAAGATGGTCACAGTCAAGGTTATTAACAATGAGCTTAGCAAGAGTAGTTTTGCCTGTTCCAGCGGGTCCATAGAATATTAGATTTTGGATATCGTTCTGTTCTAAATATTGAGCGATAGTCTTTTTAATATTCTCGTTACCAATGTACTCGTTTAGGGTTTTAGAACGATATTTTTCTACTAAAAGTGTGTGATCTTTAGTCGCGGTCACCATATAAACTATAACTTTTTGGAGGTTCAGGTTTAATTTCTACCTCTTTACTTCGTATAACATACAACTTACTATCTAAAGGAGCAAGTCTAAATTCTACAGCTTCGTTATTTTTATCAAACCAAGCCTGCATTGCATCTGTAATTGATTTGTGTACTATAGAATCACCAACAAGAGTCCACCTGTCACCAGGTGGCACTCTCGTTGCGATTAATTCTAGATGTTCTTTAATTTCGGTTTTCATTAGAACATGCCTTCCATTCCCGCCATTGGATTAGATTCTTTCTTTTCCTCAGGGCTATCTACAACAACACACTCTGTCAAGAGAATAGTACCTGCTACTGAAGCAGCATTTTCAAGTGCAGTGCGAGTTACTTTAGCTGGGTCAATGATACCTGCTTCTTTCATATCAATAATCATTCCTGTTTTTACATCATGACCTTCCCAATTGGTTTCATTGGTGTAATAATTCATAGCAAGCATTTGTGCTTTGGTTTTGTCGTAACCGGCATTTACAAGAATTTGTTCAAAAGGTTTACCACAAGCTTGGTATACAATTTGAGGACCAATTTCATTTTGATTTTCAATACCTTCACGAGCATAAAGCAAAGCAGCACCACCACCAGGTACAATACCTTCTTCAATAGCAGCTTTAGTTGCTTGGAGGGCGTCATCTACACGATCTTTCTTTTCGCGCATTTCAGTTTCAGTGTTTCCACCAACATGGATTATTCCCACTCCTCCGACGAACTTCGCGAGCCTTTCTTGGAGCCTTTCAACTTCGAACGGCGTTGTTGCTTGTTCGATTTGTTGTTGAAGTGCTTCAATACGTGCTTCAATTCGTCCTGTTTCTCCTTTTCCATCTACAATTGTAGTATTTTCTTTAGTTACAGTTACAGTACGTGCTTCACCAAACCAGTCCCAAGAGAATTTGTCAAGTTTCATACCTTTTTCCTTGCTAAATACCTCTCCACCAGTTAGTGTAGCGATGTCTTCCAAAATCAATTTGCGACGATCTCCAAAATCAGGAGCTTTAACGGCACAAACTGCGAGTGTACCTCGCATCTTATTTACAATAAGAGTTGCGAGTGCTTCGTTATCGATATCTTCAGAAATGATAAGAAGAGAGCGGCCTGTAGATGAAACTGATTCCAAAATAGGAAGCAATTCTTTTACAGTTGTAAAACGCTGGTCAGCAATCAAAATGTATGGTTTATCCAATACTGCTGACATTGTAGCGTTATTAGTTACAAAATAAGGTGATTTATATCCTCGATTAAATTGAATACCTTCTACGGTTTCAAGGTAAGTATCACCTGATTTAGATTCTTCAATTGTTACTACACCTTCACGACCTACTTTTTTCATAGCAGTAGCAATAAGCTTACCTACTTCAGGATCATTATTAGCTGAAATTGTGGCGATTTGCTCGAGTTGTTCTTCACTTGAAATATCTTCAGCATTTGAACGAAGGAGGAAGGTTACTTGTTGAACTGCTTTATCAATACCACGTTTGATTTCAACAGCATTAGCACCATTATTAAGGTGTGAAAGACCTGCTTTTACCATCTCACGAGCCAACAACGTAGAAGTAGTAGTACCATCTCCAGCTCCATCAGCAGTTTTAATAGCAGCTTGTTTAACCATTGATGCTCCTACTTCTTCTACATTGTTACTTAATGAAATAGACTTAGCAACAGTAACACCATCTTTGGTGCTTTGAGGATAACCATTGTTGTTAGAAATAACAACATTTCGTCCATTAGGACCAAGCGTTGCTACTACAGCATCCGCTAATTTATCGATACCTGAAACTAGTTGTTTACGTGCTTCAGGGCCAAATTCAATAACTTTACTCATATTACTCTGTGATTTTTGCTAGGACCTGATTTTCAGGACCAATAAAATATTCATTACCTTCAAACTCAAACTTAGTAAAGCCCATAGTTGGCAAAACTACTACGTCTCCTTCTTTAAGGATTGTAGGCATAAATTCTCCTGTGGCTGAATAGTGACCAGGACCCACTGCTACAACTTTACCTGTTTGATTTTTTTCATTTCCCAAATCGGGGACAACAATGTTTCCGTACATTGTTTCCTCTAGTTCTTGTGGCTGTACAATTACAGCATTGTAAATAGCTTCTAATTTCATGCTCCTACAAGGGTTTTAAATTTTTCATAATTAGATTCATACTGTGCTACAAATTCTTTCAAAGAATCATAGCTACGAGATTTAGCTTCATCACGAGCCATCGCTTCAAGACAACCATTTAGAGTACCAAAATGACCAAGGGTGGTTTGGTATTCTTTACCTGCTTCAGAATAAGTTGATTTTTGGGCGATATAACAATAATCGTCCAATTGGATGTAATAAGGTTCCATAGCAGGATCCTTGATAAAACGAAGGTTTGATTTACTGGGTTTTGCCATAACTAATTTATTTATAATAACTTGAATATACGAAAGAGACCCTAGGGCTCAAAATTATAACTTACTTAATTTTAAGAGTTTTTGGTTTTGCTTCTTCAGCAAATGGGATTTTAATTCCTAATAACCCATTTTCCATCATTGCTTCTGCTTTTGAAAGATCAAATTTAGAAGCAATTTTATAACCTAGACTAAAAGAACGTCTAGCTACACCTCTATGGATGTAGTTACGATCTTCATATTCTTTGTGTCCTTTGTCGTAACGAATAATAAGGGTATCTCCCTCGATGTGAAGTTCAACATCTTCTTTTGAAAGGCCAGTACATGCTACTTCAAAATGAAGTCCATATTTGGTTTCAAAAATATCTACGGGGTGGGAAATTTTGGCATCAATTGCCGGTTGGAAGTCTAGTTCAGACTTAAAGAAGTCTCTAAATAAGAGATCAAATGGAGTGAGCTTACGCTCGAAAAATAGTGTACTCATATCACATTAAATTTATGCTGTCCGAAGATCAGCGGTTAATAAAAAAACTTACGTGCCCTAGGGTCTTTCGTATTCGGGTATACATATATTAAATGTCTGCCTTTCTTATAAGGTAATAAACACTTTCCCAATTATCACCTTGAAATAACAATTTCATTAATCCTTGAGTATTAACATTAAATGTAGCTGAACTAGCATCTTTGTTATTGTTTAGGATAGTTTTAACCATTGCTGAGTTAAATGGGATTTTAGTTCCATATGGAACTCCAGTTAAATTAGCATCTGGGAATTGATAGTCAATTTTATTAGTATGATTTGTATTATCACCAAAAGTAAGAACTAAACAATCTTCACCATCTAAATCTCTATCAATTTTAACAATCATATTATCACTCTCAAGTGCGTTGTGTGCTTTAATAATTGCGCTAATTTCTTCTTCTCCTAATACACCTG